ATCTACACGGGCAAGGTGGTGTTCCAGGGGACCACCTACGACGGCGAGCACGAAGCCATCGTGGACATGGAAACCTGGAACAAAGTCCAGGGAATCCTGCGGCGCAACCGCCTCAACGGCGGCACCTTGGTCCGCAACAAGTACGGCGCACTCCTAAAAGGGCTGCTTTTCTGCACGCCCTGTGGCACGGGGATGACGCACTCCTACGCCAAGAGAAAAAATGGCAAGTGCTACCGTTATTACGTCTGCCAGACCGCCCAGCAGCAAGGGTGGGCCAAATGCCCGACGAAATCCGTCAACGCCTACGACATTGAAAGCGCCGTGGTGGAGCACATCAAGGGGCTAGGCGCCAATCCGGCGATCCTGTCGGCCACGCTCACCAAGGCCACGGAACAAGCCAAAGCCCGCCTCAACGGACTGGAGATGGAGCGGAAGTCCGCCGAACGGGAACTCAAGCGGCTGCATGCACAGATCCGAAAGCTCCTGGGCGGTGCGTTGCCGGACGGGGCTTCGGAAATCGCAACCGACCGCCTGGCGGATTTGCAGGAGCGGATTCGGACCATCGAGCAGCGCATGAAGGCCATCCAGGAAGAGATCCTCGTGCTGGGCAAGACGACCATCAAAGAAAATGACCTGACGCAGGCATTGGCGGACTTTGACGAGGTGTGGAACTCCTTGTCCTCCAAGGAGCAGGCGAAGATCATCCACCTGCTTGTCGAACGAGTGGGGTTCGACGGCCGGGACCAGTCGGTGACGGTTACGTTCAGGAGCGAGGGGCTCAAGCAGCTGTGCCAGAGGACAGCCGCCTGAAAGCAGGAGGGGGACATCTGCAATGGACGAATCGAAGCTTGAGGTGCGCTTCACCCTGGCTCCTCGGAGGGTCTCGCGCGGATCGCAACAGGGGGCAAACCAGCAGCGGGACCAACCAACCTCACCAGGGAGGACTCCACGGGTCTCCCGGCTGTTGGCCCTGGCCATCCGTTTTCAGGACATGCTCGCCCAGGGTGAGGTGCAGGATTTCGCTGACATGGCTCGGCTCGGCTACGTGACCCGCGCCCGAATCACCCAAATCATGGACCTTACCTTGCTGGCCCCTGACATCCAGGAGGAAATCCTCTTCCTGCCCCGCACGACCGCAGGCCGCGATCCTCTCAAGGAGAAGGCTGTCCGCGCCATCGCCGCCGTCCCCCATTGGCATCGGCAGCGGAAAATGTGGGTGTCGATTCGTAATGCGCTTTCGTGTCCATGAGTATAAGTGGATCGTCAATTCCCCAGGATAGCGCAAGGATACTTGTATTGGTGATGTGTTTGGAGCTATGAAGAGCCGGCAGACGTCAGGCACCGGCCGGACAGGCAAGCACCCCGTAGGACTCACGCAGCACCGCTCGGCCATATCGAGATCGAACCCGGAGGGCAGATCCATGGCGACGCTCAATTTCAAGCGGTTCTCTCATGTTGATGACCTGAAAGCCATCCACCCCGACTCCCTTATCAGATTCCTGGAGCCACATGCGATCACATAGTTTGTTGCCAAGGGTTTTATCCTGCCCCCCTGGTTCAGCTTCGATTACGATGTGCTGGCGAACTTCTTTATTTCCACAGACGGCATGACTCGGGATCAATCCTCGTAAAATAGAGGGGTGGCATGGGGCACGTCAGACTTGGTACTCTTCCAAGGTCAAGGGCCTGGAAAGAGGTGGTCGGCTTAATCACAGCCGGTGCCGATGTGTCCCAAATCGCAAATGCCACAATTCGGGCGGCCGATAAGGCCTTCTCTTTTGTACTCGACGATGAGGGATTCACCGAGGCGGTATGGCTGATGACCCAGCTTGCCCTTGCCGCCAAGAAGGAAAACTTCGCCGAACATCTACAGTCCGTCGGAATCAACCTGCCACAGGATACATCGCTACCCGACCTTGCCGCTGCTGTTATTGAGGCTATGGATCGAACCTTGGAGGCAAACGGTAGCCGTTCTGACTTGGGCGAGATGTCGCAGGGGGCTTTGGTTGGAGCTTTGGTCGAATACATCTCACCCAAGTTGCCATCATTGTTTACCCCAGCGCCTAGCGACGTCCGGGCTGCCCTGGCATCGCTAGGGAAAAAGGGGGAGTTCGGCACGCTATCCCGCACGTTTTTCGCCAAACTGACCAACGAAAGCATGAACTACTTCCTGTCAAAAACGCTGGCGACCCATCTGGGCGAGGGCCAACGTTTTGCCACCATGAATGAAATGGGACAATTCGAGAAAGCCCTGGCTACGCACTGCAGGGAAGCCTCCCTGATCGTCGAGCAGTTTTCGGCAGATTGGTTTTCCAAACACAAGTACCAAGAAGACGGTAATATATCCAGAAAATCATCAAATGGCTTCGCCTCTTATGCGTTGAAGAAAATGAAGGACGAACTGAAGGAAGGCGCGCGATCCGATGCAAGATAAACGTTATATTATCTGTGGGAACGCACCAACCAACGGGATCGAGGAGAATCCAAAGCGTAATTTGCACCTACGCCTGTGGGGTAATGACGGGCCGGACAAGATCACTCTGCGTATCGAGGATATTCATAAAAAGATGTGCAAGGATGTGCCGGACATTTTTCAGGACATGCTCGAGATTGCCACCTACGTGTATAGTGCTGACCAAGCTATTCCTCGGTGTGCCGATGATGTCGATTCCTTCGGGAATGGTTGGCGGAGATATTTGCACTTCATCATTCCCGTGCGAAACCCAGATTTTTGGAACGGGAGAGAGATCCAGCAGGCTCTATGCTCGACGCTTGGCTTTCTGTCTGACGACAACTACTATTTTAGATTTACCAAATTACTAGAGGTGCAGGCGTTCCAAGGTTTTCTTGAGCTCAACGATGACGGACGCCTGTTCGGTTATCCTGAACAGGTGGTGATGTTTTCTGGCGGCTTGGACTCACTAGCGGGAGCAATCGATGAGGTGCTGAACGAAAAACGTCGGATCGTCCTGGTAACCCACAAATCGACCCAGAAACTTAATAAGAGGATCTGGCGACTGGAAAAGATGATCGCCGACAAGGCCGGGGAAAACACCCCCCTCCACATCGGTGTCCGTGTCAATAAAAATAAAGGTCTGAATTATGAGTATACCCAGCGCAGTCGGTCTTTCCTCTATGTGTCCATTGGGGCAACTATTGCGCGGATGCTAAACTTGAAGAGTGTCCGCTTTTATGAAAATGGCGTCATCAGCCTGAATCTGCCAGTTTGCGCCCAGGTGGTTGGCGGGCGGGCAACGCGCACTACCCATCCCAGGGTGATTCGAGGATTTCAGGAAATCATCAGCCTAGTGGCTGGCGAGATGTTCACGATTGAAAACCCCTACATCTGGAAAACCAAGGCCGAAGTTGTCGAGGTCATAACCAAAGCCGGATGCCAAGACATGATCGCGGCATCGACCTCCTGCACGCATACCTGGGAAATGACCAACGATCATACCCATTGCGGGACTTGCTCTCAGTGTATCGATCGACGATTTGCCGTGATCGCGGCCAAGGCTGATCAGTATGATCCCGTCGAAGGTTACAAGACGGATATCTTTACCCAAAGCAGAAGTAAGGACGAGGACAAGATCATGGCGGCCGCATACCTGGAACGTGCCAACCAAGTCCGTGACCAGGATGACATCACCCAGTTTATCGCCCGGTTCAGCGAGGTGAGCCGTGTCTTCCGCTATTTGGATGGCAATCCGGGGAGCGTAGCCCAAAAAGTGTATGACCTTTACAAGCGCCATGCCAAGGATGTCTGCGATGCGCTGGACACCATGGTTGGCCGAAACATCACAGCCATCCGCCAACGCACATTGCCGGGGGACTGTCTGCTTCGGACGGTATATGAATCTGGATCAGTGATCTCCATGTCTGCCGTTCCGATTGAGATCAAACAACCGGACAACTACTTCAGGAGGCGCGGTGGCGTCTGGGCTGCACGCTTTAACGGCAATGCCGAAGTGCTCGTGACTGGTGTCGATAAGGGCGCAGAGTACATCAATTTTCTCCTGGCAAGGCCAAATAAGCCAACGTCAGTCTACGAGATCGTCTGCGGCTTTGCCATCAATAGTTGTAGCACGGTCCTGAACTCCGATGAAATCGATGAAGGGTTTCAGGTCACCCAGGGAGTTCCACTGGGCGATACGGGTTTCATCGCCGATCGCAAGGCCGTCGAGCAGTACCGGGAGACCGCTCACGAGCTTCTTCGAGAGATTGAAGAAGCCCGCGCCGCAAACGATACGGCCGCAACCCAACGACTTGAAGACGAAATGACCCAGATCATCGCCGCAATCAATGAGGCGGTTGGCCTGGGTGGCAACCTCCGAAAATCCAACGACAAGCGGAAGAACATCCGTGACGCCTTCCGAAATGCCGTGAACCGGGCCATCAACTATTTGGAGAAATACGACAAGCCGCTGGCCACCCACCTGAAGGAGTCCATTAAGTGCGGCAATGAACCGGTCTACCGAACCGAAGAGGAGATCATTTGGGAGGTCCGCCCCATAGCCAACGAATGACTGGGGGCACACAGGAAGAAACAATTCCGCTACGGCAAATGTAGTCGTTGCGACGCCGGACGTAGCGCCTTCCCCAATGAAGGCGCGATCCGGCGTTCTCATTGGTAGCATGGTGTTACCGACCGATCGTGCCAGAACTTTTCCCCCTTCAAGGAGAAAATCTATGGCATCCTCATCAAAATCCTCCCTCTCCCCGGCCCGGCGGCAGCTTCTGCTTCGCCTCCAGACCATCAACTTCGGCCGCCTCGAAAACTTCCGCCTCCAGGACGGCGAGCCGATGCTCGAAACGGCCACCACCGTCCGCGAAATCAAGTTCGGCGGGGACAATGTGCCGCGCCTCGAGGCCGATCTCACGGACTTCCAGCTCAAGGCCCAGACCATCGAGCTTTTTTCGCACTTCGACCGCATCCGCGACGGGGTGGTGCGTCTGCTCGAGGTCAAGCACGGCCTGCCGTTCAAGATGAACGTGGAAGACGCCGCCTAGCTGGCGGTCCACCAACACACCGGACATCGACTGGCCGCAAAGCGGAGGTCGTTGTGGGTGTCGCCGATCCGGCGATCTCGCAACACCTCCGCTTTTTTTGCGGACCGGTCCGGCCGACATCCACAGCGCTCCTCCTCGGCCTCGAGGAGCGAAAAATGTCTCAGAACCGTTACCACGGTATCGACGCATACACCGTTCGTTTGATCACTTTCAAAGCCAAACAACTGACCGTCCACCCTGGATTCTCCGATGCAGACCGTGAGGACATCGAGCAGGAGCTGCTGCTCGACCTGCTGCGCCGTCAGCCCAAATACGATCCCGAGCGGGCTCAAAACAGCACCTTTGTCGCTCGGGTTGTCGAGCACCGCGCCGCAACGCTCATCGAAGAGCGCAAAGCTGGCCTTCGCGATTATCGGCTCCAAGCGTTCTCCCTGAACGATCACATAGAGGATGAAGACGGCGGGGGCTGCGAACGCTCGGAAACCTTCGATCAGGACGACTACCTGCTCCGCACGGGACGGCAGGCCCGTTCCTCCGATGAACTACGGGATCTCGGCATCGATGTGCGCACAGTTGTCGATGGCTTGCCGGATGAAATGCGTAGCGTGTGCCGCCGGCTTATGCACGACTCCGTAACGGACGTCTCGCGCGACACCGGCGTCCCGCGATCGACCCTGTACGGCATCATCGGCAAGGTCTGCGCCGCCTTCAAGGACGCGGGTCTGGAAGACTACCTCTAGCGCCGACGTTTCCGGCGTCACGTCGGTACGTATCCCAGAGGGCCGGATGCCGCCGGTGTCCGGCCCTCATTCTGTGAAGTTCCAGTCGCTGGAGGGAATATCATGCTCAAATTTAATTTCGCCGAGCACGTGAACATGGCCGGCGTCGAAGACAGCTTGTATTTGGCCGCGCTTGCCGCCGAGAGCATCCATGGAAGGGCCGACATCCGCCTCGAAGCCTGCTTCCGTTTGCAGCCCGGAACCTGCTCCATCGACGACGGCACGCCGGTGGGACGAACCATCGCCCGGGTCTTCACCGGTTATCTGGCCAGGGAGTTCGGCGAAGGTGCGTTCACCATTGTTCGCGTCGCAGCCGGGAACACGGAATCCGAGGCGGCCTGATGCGCGGCAGACAGGAAACCGATCTTGATTTCAAGCGCATCAACGAAACGGCCCTGGCCAGCCCGGGCTTCCTGCAAGGAAGACTGCCGCAGGCCAAACGCCAAGGGAAGGAACTCGTGGCCGGCGACATCCACGGCCATCCTGGGAAGTCGTTTGGCTGCAACACCGAGACCGGCATCTGGTCCGATTTTGCGACCGGCGAAGCCGGCGGCGACATCATCTCCCTGGTCGCTGCCCAGGAAAAACTCGGCCAGGCCAAAGCCGCCAGGATGATCGCCGAGGAACTCGGGCTTGCGCCTACCACGACGCAACCAAAGCGGAAGGATCTGCCGGAAGCGCCCATTCGGCAAGAAAATCTCGTCGCCACCTTCCGCTATGAGGATGAGGGAGGCCGGTTCCTTTTTGCCGTGGACCGCTACGAGGCCCAAGGCTGCCGCAAGGCCATCCGGCAGTGGCATCTGGACGCCGACGGCAGGCGCGTCAACAGTATCAAGGGCGTGCGCCTTGTCCCGTTTCGGCTCCCTGCACTCCTGCGGGCCGAGACCGTCTTCATCGTCGAAGGCGAGCAGAAAGTCCTGGCACTCGCCGGCTGGGGGCTCTCCGCCACCTGCAATCCCATGGGCGCGGGCAAATGGCGCGAGGAGTACACCCTGCACTTCCAGGGGAGACAGGTCGTCATCTTGCCGGACAATGACCCGCCAGGACGCGACCATGCCCGCAAGGTGGCCAGAGCTCTGTTGCCCGTGGCTGCCTCGGTCAAGATTGTGGACCTGCCCGGCCTGCCGCCCAAGGGCGATATCGTGGATTGGAAAAAGGTCGGCCACAGTCGCGAGGAACTGCTCCATCTGGTTGAAGCTGCAGTCGCGTTCGATCCCGCACAGCCGGAAGACCAAGGCGACGCCTGTCCCGCCACCGAGGATGCCATCGCGCTCCTCTTCGCCAGGGAGCACAAAGACGTTCTGCGCTACTGTCATGAAACCGGCGCGTGGTTCGTCTGGACCGGCAGCCACTGGCAGGTGGAAAAAACCCGGCTGGCCTTCGCCTGGGCCAGGCAGCTTTGCCGGAAGGCCGCCGTCGGCATGGACAACAAGAAGGTCGCGGCCACGTTGTCCAAGGCTGCCACGGCCGGCGCGGTGGAGCGGTTCGCCCAGGCCGACCGAGCCTTTGCCGTAACCAGCGAAATCTGGGACGCCGACTTCCATCTGCTGGGTACACCGGACGGAGTTGTGGATCTGCGCACAGGGGCGCTGCGTCCGGCTCGCCGTGAAGACTACCTCACCAAGCTTGCCGCCGTGGCTCCGGCGCGTTCTTCCGACGCCCCGCTCTGGCGGCGGTTTCTGGACGAGGCGACCCAAGGGGACGCCATGTTGCAGCGCTTCATGCAGCAGGTGGCCGGCTACGCCCTGACCGGCGACATCTCCGAGCACGCCTTGTTCTTCATCTACGGCCCCGGCGGCAACGGCAAATCCGTGTTTCTCAACACCCTGACCAACATCCTGGGCGACTACGCCGCCACGGCGGCCATGGACACCTTCACGGCCAGCCAGGGCGACCGCCATCCCACCGATCTGGCCATGTTGCGCGGGGCCAGGTTGGTCAGCGTCTCCGAGACCGAGGAAGGCCATCCCTGGGCCGAAAGCCGCATCAAGCAACTCACCGGCGGCGACAAAATCAGCGCCCGGTTCATGCGCCAGGATTTCTTCACCTACACGCCCCAGTTCAAACTCCTGATCGTCGGCAACCACAAGCCTGTGCTCAAAAACGTGGACGAGGCCGCGCGCCGGCGCTTCAACATCATCCCCTTCGTCCACAAGCCCGCGACCCCTGACAAGCGCCTGGAAGACAAGCTTCGGGCCGAGTACCCGGCCATCCTGCGCTGGATGATCGAGGGCTGCCTGGACTGGCGGGAGAATGGTCTCCTGCGGCCGGAGAGCGTGAAGGAGGCCACGGCCGCCTACTTCGACGAACAGGACCTCTTCGGGCAGTGGATCGAGGAATGCTGCGAGGTCGGAAGGGCAACATGGGAAACCACGGCCCGCCTCTTCGAATCGTGGAAGAACTACGCCGAACGTAATGGCGAGCACGCTGGCAGCACAAAGGCATTCAGTGCGAATCTGGCCAAGCGTGAGTTCATCGCCGACAGGAGGACGGTCTTCGGCTCGACCCAGCGGATATTCCGGGGCATCGCCGTCAAGGTCGAACACGATGGACGGTTGGACGGATTGGACAGATGAAACCGTTAATCGGTCACGTGCGCGTGCGCGCATGCGCGTAGGGCTTCAACCGGAAGATGCGTCCAATCCGTCCAATGCGTCCAAAAGGAATCGAGCAGGGGTCACTTCCCCCAGCGAAACTTGTGGGCCATGAGGTCGCCTAAGCGCTCATTCTCTTCAGTCGGGATCTCCAGAAGTCTCTGGAACGCCTCGAACTGTACGACTGAGACTGGAAACCGAACCTGGTCGAGAATGGCGTCCTGCGCGGCCATGGTCGCCGCTTCAAGGATGAAATCGGTCCGGGTCTTGTTGCAGAGGAAGGCGGCCTGGTCGATCAGGTCCCGCTGCCCGAGAGTCATCCGAATGTTGATATCCGTGCTGCGGCTTGATGGAAGAGATTGCGGCATGACCATGTCCTTCACTCTGGCGTGTAAAGATTCCACTGCGGTCGTCGACACGTGCGCACCCGAGTCATGGCTTGGTTGCCATTCTGATAAAAACCCCGACACTTATGAAGAAATGTAGGTTCCTTTATCATGGATTGCCTTCAACCTACGAAGCGATCCGACCAAGGCAAACCGCTCCTCACGCCCCCAAGAGCCGTCGCTGCAGCAGCGCCTGCATGTCCCGGCGGCCATCGGCAAGCAGCATGACGTACACCGTCTCACCGAGCACTTGGTAGACGATGCGGTACGGTTTGAAGAAGACCTCACGGAACTGCCTGATGCCCACCGCCCTTAGTTCCTTGGGATATGCGCCACGCTCCGGCAACTGGGCCAGGCTTTGAAAAACCTGTTCGATCTGATCCAGCACGTGCGCGGCGCTCTCCTGGGCGTCATGGACGGCAATGTAGTCGTAGATGCCCTCCAGATCGCGCACCGCATCCTCGGTCAACAGCACCTTGAAAGCCATCAACGGTTCCCCGCTCGCTCCCGCAGGCGCTGGATTGCTTCTCCGGCCGGCTGAACCTTGCCTTCGTCGATCTGGCGGTTACCGAGCGCCAGGATTTTGAGCAGCGCCAAGGTTTCCTGGGTCTGCTCGTAACTGGTGATGTCCTGGATCACCGCCTTGGCCTCGCCGTTTTGCGTAATGACCAGCGGCTGGCCCTGCTCGGGCAGGCTGCGCACGATCTCGGCGGCATGGGCCTTGAGATAGCTGATCGGCTTGATCTGGCTGGAAAACTTCATGGGTAACCTCGCTGTGCGTCGTTAAGACCAAATATAGTCCGTAATCAGGTCAATGCCAAGCGCGGTCCCCTGAAAATATTCCCTCACCGCCGACGTTTTTCGCTTCGCCCCGGTATGTATGCAAGGGAGGGGAGACCCCTCGGAGGATGCCCGGGGCGGGTCGAATCTCTGTGGGTTCGGCCCGTAGACCGGGTGGCCCCCTTAACTTTTTCGCGTGCAAAATGACGGGTGGGGGATGCCGCCAAGACCGCCGAAACCATGCCGCAAACCAGGATGCCGGAACCTGACGCAGGATGCCAGCGGGTATTGTCCAGAGCATGAGCATCTCGCGGAGGAGGCTCTCCTTCTTCGCCGTAGCGCCCGGGACAAAGCGCGGGGGAACGCGGCCAAGCGCGGCTACGGCGCGCACTGGCAGCGGGTCCGGTATCTCAAGCTCAGGCGGGACCCGCTCTGCGCCCTCTGCGCCCGGGCGGCCGAAGTGGTGCATCACTGTGATGGCAATCCCCGCAACAATGCAAGTGGCAACCTCATGAGTCTTTGCCGCGAATGCCATGAACGTCTGCACGGCAGGCTGCGTACCCCACACTCAGGACCGAAACAATGTTGAAGACCGAATCCTGGCCCGTCGAACGGCTTGTTCCCTATGCTCGTAACCCGCGAAAGAACGACGAGCAGGTCGAGCGCATGGTCGCGGCCATTCGGGAGTTCGGCTTCCGCATCCCGATCGTGGCCAAGTCTGATGGTACCGTGGTGGACGGGCACCTGCGGCTCAAGGCCGCCCGGAAGCTGGGAATCACCGAAGTTCCCGTGGCTCTAGCCGACGAACTGACCGAGGCGCAGGTGAAGGCCTTTCGCCTGCTGGCCAACCGCGCCGCCAACTGGGCCGCCTGGGACGAAGATCTTCTGGCGCTGGAGCTGGAAGAACTCCAGGCCATGGCCTTTGACATCACCCAGACCGGTTTTGACGCCGCCGAGATCGATTCCCTGCTGGCCAAATCGACCACCGAGGGCCTGACCGATCCCGACGAGGTGCCCGAGCCGCCGGCCGAACCTATAAGCAAGTTGGGCGATGTCTGGGTGCTCGGCCGCCACCGGCTCCTCTGCGGCGACAGCACCAGCGCGGACGACGTGGAAAAGCTCCTGGCAGGCATCCTGCCGCACCTCATGGTCACCGACCCGCCTTACGGCGTCGCCTACGATCCCGCCTGGCGCAACGACGCGCTTTCCGGCCAAAAGACCAAACGCACCGGCGTGGTTTTAAACGACGACCGCGCCGACTGGCGGGAAGCCTGGGAACTCTTCCCCGGCGAGGTGGCCTATGTCTGGCACGGAGCCCTGCACGCGGCCACGGTCGCGGAAAGCCTTATCGCCTGTGGCTTCGCCATCCGCTCCCAGATCATCTGGGCCAAGGAGCGTCTGGTTCTCTCCCGGGGGCATTACCATTGGATGCACGAGCCCTGCTGGTACGCGGTCAAGGGCAAGGCTTATTGGAACGGTGACCGCAAGCAGGTCACGGTCTGGAATATCCCGTCCAGGGGCCAGGACGCCGACACCATCCACGGCACCCAGAAGCCCGTCGAATGCATGAAGCGGCCCATGGAGAACAACTCCAGTCCGGGCCAGGCCGTATACGAGCCGTTCTCCGGTTCCGGCACCACGATTATCGCCGCCGAGATCACCGGCCGCGCCTGTCTGGCAATGGAATTGAACCCCACCTACGTCGATGTTGCCGTGAAACGGTGGGAAGACTTCACCGGACAAAAAGCCATCCTGGAGTCCACCCATGAAGAACGCTAGTCGCTACAGGTTGGTACTTCTGCGTTCCTTCCAGATCGGTGTTTCCCCCATCGCTGAAAGCCTCCTGCTTGGTGGCTGCTTCCTCCTTGCCGGACTTGCCTGGTGAGGTGCGCATAATGTCCGGCCGTAAGCCTCTCCCCACCAAGCTCAAGATGCTCAAGGGCACGGCGCAAAAATGTCGCGTCAATCCCAACGAGCCGAAGCTTGCCCCGGCGCTGCCCGAGCCGCCCGACTTCCTCGGCGAGACCGCCCGGGAGGAATGGCTGCGCAAGGCTCCGGTGCTCGCCCGCATGGGCGTGCTCACCGAGGGTGACGACGCGGCCCTGGCTGCCTACTGCCAGGCCTTCGAGCGTTTCGTCGAGGCCGAGCGCAAAATTCGCCAGTCCGGGCTGCTTATCAAGACCACCGGCGGCAACGTGATCCAGAATCCGCTGGTGGGCGTGGCCAACCGGGCCATGGAGCTCATGCACAAGTTCCTGACCGAATTCGGCCTCACGCCGTCGAGCCGCACACGGGTCGCGGCGGCTCCGGCCGGGAAAGAAGACGCTGCATGGGCTGGATTCGGGAAAGCATGATGGGAACACATCCCTTCGTTACCGCCGCCAACCGCTACGCACGGGACGTCGTGCGAGGGAAGATCGCGGCCTGCGCCTCTGTGCGGCAGGCCTGCGGGAGGCATTTGGACGATCTGGAACGCTCCAAAGCCAAGGACTACCCCTTCCGCTGGGACCGGGAGGCAGCCGAGCGCATCTGCCGCTTCGCCTCCAACATGGTGCATGTAAAGGGTCGGGAATGGGCGGGCAAACACATTGTCCTCGAGCCTTGGCAGTGCTTCATTCTGGCCGTGGCCTTCGGCTGGGTGCGCAAGACGGACGGGCTGCGTCGCTTTCGTGAAATCTACGCCGAGATCCCCAGGAAATCCGGCAAGTCCGTGCTCGGGGCCTGCATTGGCCTGTACATGTTCGCGGCCGATGGCGAGCCCGGAGCCGAGGTCTATTCCGGGGCCACCAGCGAAAAGCAGGCCTGGGAGGTCTTCGGTCCGGCCCGGCAGATGTGCCTGAAAAATCCTTCCTTCGTCAGCCACTTCGGCATCCACGTCGGGGCCAAGAACTTGCACATCCTGGACAACGCCAGCAAGTTCGAACCGGTCATCGGCAAGCCCGGCGACGGCGCCTCGCCGCATTGCGCCATCGTGGACGAGTATCACGAGCACCAAACGCCCGACCTCTACGACACCATGCTCACCGGCATGGGCGCGCGTTCCCAGCCCATGCTGGCAGTCATCACCACGGCCGGCGTGGACACCTCCGGCCCCTGTTACGCCAAACGCGACGAGGCCGTGAAGGTCCTCGAAGGTACACTGGAAAACGACCAGCTCTTCGCCATCATTTTCACTATTGATGAGGACGATGACTGGACCGACTGGGCCTCCTGGGAAAAGGCCAACCCGAACCTGGGCGTCTCGATCTATCCGGATTTTCTCCAGGCCCGGCGCAAGGAAGCCCTGCAGATCGCCTCCCGTCAGAACATTCTCAAGTGCAAGCACTTAAACATCTGGTCCAATGCCGGTTCGGCCTGGATCAACATGGTCAAGTGGAACGCCTGCCGGGCGGACGTCTCCCTGGACGACTTCGCGGGCGAGCCCTGCTGGGTCGGTGTGGACCTGGCCTCCAAGGTGGACCTCACGGCCATGGTGCTCCTTTTGAGGCGTGGGGACGAATTTTATCTTTTCGGCCGACATTACCTACCGGCGGAGACGGTGAACCTGCCTGAAAATGCCCACTACCAGCGATGGACGGCCGAGGGGCATCTGGTGGCCACGCCCGGCGCGCGCACCGATTATCACTATCTCATGGACGACCTGCTGGCCTACGCCGACCGCTTCTCCATCCGGGAGCTGGCCTAAGATCCGCGCGAGGCCGAGATGCTCATGCAGGAGATCCGCGAACGGGTGTCCTTTCCCTGCATCGAGATCAACCAGTCCCCGGCGCTTATCTCCGAGCCCATGAAGGAATTCGAGGCCCTCTACCTCTCGGGCAAGCTGCACCACGACGGTGATCCGCTGCTGGCCTGGCAGGCCGCCAATGTGGTGCTGCGCTCCACCAGAACCAAGGCCTACTATCCAGGCAAGGAGCGCGCCGAGAACAAGATCGACGGCATCGTGGCCGCCATCATGGCCCTTTCCCGCGCCATGCTCCACGCGGAAGAGCCGTTTGTCGGCATGGAGGTCTGGGACTGATGGGCGTCTTCTCCCGGCTTTGGGGCCGCAAGTCGGCATCGCGTCTGGCTCTGGAGGACCTCCTGGCCGACGGTTTCTTTACCCAGCCCGCCAAGAGCGGCGTGGCCGTGACCTGGAAGACGGCCTTGCAAGCCACTACGGCCCTGGCCTGCGCCCGGGTCATCGCCGAGGGCTTGGCCCAGGTGCCGCTTAGGGTTTTCCGCTCGCATGACGGCGTGCGCACCCCGGCCGAAGATCACCCGCTGTACGGCCTGCTCGGGGCCGCGCCCAACGACTGGCAGACCAGCTTCGAGTTCATCGAGCAGGTGGTCATGCATCTGGTGTTCTGCGGCAACGCCTTTGTGTTCGTGAATCGCGGCCTGGGCCGCATTATTGAACTGCTCCCCTACGAGCCGCAGCAGGTGACCGTGAAGCGCGACGGCTACGTGAGTTCCTACGAGGTGACTACGGACGACGGCCGCCACATCGGACTTTCCGCCTCCGAGATGTGGCATCTGCGCGGCCCCTCCTGGAACGGGTGGCTGGGGCTCGAAGGCGTGCGCCTCGCCCGGGAGGCCATCGGTCTGTCCCTGGCCACCGAGGAACATGGCGCGCGGCTTTTTTCCAACGGAGCCGTGGTCGGCGGCATCTTGTCGACGGAGCAGGTCCTGAACGAGGAACAGCGCCTGGCCCTGCGCAAGTCCTGGGAGGCCCGGCACGCCGGCGGCGGGAACGCCTTCAAGACCGCCGTGCTCTGGGGCGGCATGAAGTTCACCTCCATGACCGCGCCCAACGATCAGGCCCAGTTCCTGGAAACCCGCAAATTCCAGGTCGAGGAAATCTGCCGGGCCTTCCGCGTGCTGCCCATCATGGTGGGCTACTCGGACAAGACCGCCACCTATGCCAGCGCCGAGCAGATGTTTCTGGCCCACGTGGTCCACACGCTCTCGCCCTGGTGCCGCCGCATCGAAACGAGCATCGCCAAGAATCTGTTCAGCGAGGAGGAACGCCGCCAGGGGCTCTACGCCAAGTTCATGCTCAACGGGCTCCTGCGCGGCGCGGCCAAGGACCGGGCCGAGTTCTACGCCAGGATGTACGGCATCGGGGCACTCAATCCCAACGAGGTGCGCGAGTACGAGGACATGAACCCCTACGAGGGCGGCGAGCGTTACCGCGTGCCCCTCAACATGACTGATCCGGCCGAACCGGCTGACGGTGACAACGCGGAGGATACCGTCGATGCAGCGCCTCAACTGTAGCCTGAAGGAACTCAAGTTCGCCCCCGGTGAACCCGACGCCGAGCAGATGACCTTTTCCGGATACGGAGCCGTGTTCGGCAACGTGGACGCCTACGGCGACGTGATCCTGCCCGGGGCGTTCACGCAAAGTCTGGCCGACGCCAGATCGGGCAAGGCCGCCTGGCCGGTCATGCTCCTGCAGCACGGTGGACTCGGGCTCGGCGCACAGGACCTGACGCCCATCGGCATCTGGACGGACATCGCCGAGGACGACGTGGGCCTGCGTGTGACCGGCCGTATGGCCGAGACCCCGCGCGGGCGAGAGGTTCACACTCTGATGCGCATGGAGCCCAGGCCGGCCATCGACGGTTTGTCCATCGGCTACGTGGCCAGGCAATGGGAGCCGGGCGGCAAGCCGGACGAGCCCCGTCGCCGGCTCAAGCGTATCGAACTCATCGAGATCAGCCCCGTGACCTTTCCGGCCAATGCCAGGGCACGGGTGGAGCAAGTGAAGGGCGTGCCGGACATCCGGCTCGCCGAGAGGGCCCTGCGTGAGGCCGGGTTCTCCAGAACACAGGCCAAGGCCGTTCTGGCCGAAGGATTTTCGGCCCTGCCTCTGCGTGACGCCGAGGGCGAGGGTGCGGATGCGGTCGCCGCTCTGTTGCGGCGCAACATCGCCACCATCAAGACGTCCGCAAGGAGGTAATCCATGGACGAGATCAGAGAGCTGCTGGAAGAGCAGCACAAGGCGTTCGAGGAATTCAAGCAGGCCAACGATGACCGGCTGGCGGCCATCGAGAAAAAAGGCTTCGCCCCTGCCGACCTGGAGGAAAAGGTCACCAGGATCAACGAGGACCTGACCCGGCTGGGCAAGGACCTAGCCGAGGTCGCCAAGAAGGCCAACCGGCCCGGTGCTGGAGCCGATGGCCAGTACCCCATGGCCCAGGAACACAAGCAGGCCCTGGGCAAGTTCCTGCGCAAGGGCGACGACCGGGAACTGGCCGGTATCCAGCGCAAGGCCATGGCCACCTACAGCGATCCCGACGGCGGCTATTTCCTCACCGAGGACATGGCCCAGACCATCGAACGCACCGTGAACGCCATGTCCGCGCTCTCCGGCATGGCCCAGACCATCGCGGGCAACGCCGCCGTGTACAAGAAGCCCGTGCGCACCACCGGCGTATCCTACGCCTGGCGTGGCGAGGGTGAAAGTCCGTCGGCCACCTCGACGCCGAAGTTCAGTCTGTTGACCTTCGAGGCCCGGGAGGTGGACGCCTTCCCCGAGGTGACCAACGAGAGCCTGGAGGATCTGGGCTTTAACGTGGAAGCCTTTCTCATGGAGGAAGTCGCTCTGGCCTTTGCCGAGGCCGAAGCCGAAGCCTTTCTGACCGGCAACGGCGTCTCCCGCCCGCGCGGGCTGCTGACCTATGACGCCGTGGGAAACGATGCCTACGCCTGGGGCAAGCTCGGTTACGTGCTCTCCGGCGGCAACGGCGCGTTCGCGGGAAGCAACCCCAGCGACAAGCTCATCGACTTGATCCACGCGCTCAAGGCCCAGTACCGCGCGTCCGGGGCCTTTCTTCTGAACGACCTGACCTTGGCCGCCATCCGCAAGTTCAAGGACGGCCAGGGCAACTACCTCTGGCAGCCGGGGCTGCAAGCGGGCATCGCAGGCGTGCTTCTAGGCTATCCGGTGCGCACCGACGATTACATGCCCGACGTGGCTACCGGGAGCCTGTCCATCGCCTTCGGCGACTTCAAGCGGGCCTACCTGATCTACCGCCGCCGGGGTATGCGCATCATCCGCGACAACATCACCAACAAGGGCTTCACCTCCTTCTGGGTGACCGAGCGTTTCGGCGGCGGCGTCCAGAACTTCGAGGCCGTGAAGCTCATGAAATTCTCCGCGAGCTAAAGGAGGCCGACATGCGCGATCTCTACAGCAACCTCAAGGCGACTCAGATCCTGACTCCGGGCGTGTACAACGCCGACCAAACCTCCGACCCCGTGGACCTGCAGGGCTTCGGCTCCAGTCTGTTGCTGGTCAATGTGGGCGCGGCCGGTGTGACCCTGTCCGAGACAAACAAGATCGAACTCGAAGTCGAGGAAGCCGACGACAAGGTGAGCGGCCCCTGGACCGACGTGAACCCGGCCGATCTGGCCAAGTCGGCGGCCGGCACGAACGGCGGCTGTTTCGCAGTCATCGACAACGCCGGCGACGACAGCGCGGTCTACGCCACGGCCTATCGTGGTCATAAACGCTACTGCCGCGTGGTGGTGAACTTCATCGGCACCCATGGGACCGGTACACCCCTTGGCGTCACGGCGCTGCTCGGCCACGCCCATGTGGCCCCGGTGACCATGTAACGCAAAGGGGCGGGGCTTCGGCTCCGCCCCTTTCATAGGGGAACCCATGCACGGACGTCTGCGCCTGATCACGCCTCCGGCCATGGAGCCGGTCACGATGGCGGAAGCCAAGCTCCACGCCAGGATCGACCACGATCTCGAGGATGGGCTGCTTGCGACTTTCATCGCAGCCGCGCGCCAGCATGGGGAGCAGCTGACCGGGCGGCAGTTCGTGGAGGCTGCTTACGAACTCTCCCTGGACGACTTTCCTTGCGGCGACGACCCGATCGAATTGTCCAAGCCACCTTTGCAGGCCGTGGAGGCCGTCTCCTTTGTGGCGCCGGACGGCGCAACGCAGACCATGTCCGCCTCGGGGTATGTCGTCGATACTTCCGGGCTGCTCGGCCACATCTATCCTGCCTATGGCGCAGTGTGGCCAGCCACGCGCCGCCAGCGCAACGCCATGACCATCAGGTTCCGCACCGGTTGGCCCGCCGTCAATGGAGCCTCGTCCACGCCGGACGCCATCAAGAGCTGGCTGCTCTGTCGCGTCACCGGCCTCTATGAGCAGCGGGAGAGCTTTGCCGGACGATCCGTCAGCGCGCTCCCTGGCGACTTCCTGGACGGACTTTTGGACCCTTGGCTGGTTTGCGGGGTGGTGTAGATGCCCGCCGGTCCCTATCGCCACCGGGTGATCATCCAATCCTTCACTGCCGTCTCAGATGGCATGGGGGGCTGGGAAGAAACCTGGGCTGACCTCGCCACCGTATGGGCGAGGGTCGAAGCCCTCAAAGGCGAGGAATACTTCGCCGCCGCCCAGATGCAAAACTCGGTCAGCCACCGCGTCACCATGCGCTACCGCGCCGACCTCACCCCCAGCCACCGCCTGATCTTTGAGGGGCGCACCCTCAACATCGAAGCTGTCCTACCCGACGAGCGCAAATCCCGCCTCGTGATCATGTGCACCGAGCAGGTGTAAAGTCCCGGCCTCCAGGGAGCGGGATTGACCGTCTGCCCTGTCCTGCCATCAAATGCCGGTGAAAGTCGGCTTATGCCTTCTTTTACCTTATATATTCAGCGCAGATCGTTTGACTGCCTTCAGCCGCTCGTCTAAGGATGGCAGCCATTCCCCCGTTGCCGGGCCAAAGATCCCAGCGCGTCCCGGGCGGCTCGATCGGAGTTTGAACGCATGGCACCAGACCAGAATCAGCGTTGGTTGTCCGCCGAGGAAATCGCCGGTCACCTCGGCGTCAGCATCGACACCATCTACCGCTGGATAGCGGGACGCGGCATGCCGGCTCACAAGGTCGGCCGCCTCTGGAAGTTCAAAACAGACGAGGTCGACGAGTGGGTGAAGGCTGGCGGCGCGGCAGACAAATCCGATAAGCCGGACACCGAGCAATAA